GTAACGAAGATATTCAGCAGTTGTGTCCCAACATTATTGCTAGTAATGTGTGGCGCATGGGCAACACGGAATTGTAGTGTGAAAATTGGTGAAATCGTGGAACGTTTCGTCTCTTGGCGTAAATTCCCCTCTATAGGGGTGGCCGAGCAGGATGTCGGAATCGATCCCTCCCTTTCAGCAACCTACAAGAGGCCGTGGTGGACATTAGTGATCGAAGGTATGGTTAATCTTCTATTCGCTACGTTCTTTATGTTGTGTCTGGTTGTGGTATACTGGACATTTGAAGGCCCTGAGGACGTCTGGAAACAGACCATTCTCCTCATGAGGGCTAGGTATCACGGGCATATTCCACTACTGAGTGAGCCTATCGTTTATATGGACGATGTGGCTATGGTGTGGTTTAGAGCAGGGTGGACAGGCCTTTTGGGAAACGTTGGAGTATGGCGTTTCCTTAGGGGTAATTTCTGGTATAGTATTTTTGGCTCCTCTGTCAATATACTTTATCGAGGGACGATGTATTCCCTCAACACCAATGAGGTGCGCTTCCTTATACTCAACTTTGCAGGAAGCGTGCTTGGGGCCATTCTCCTATGTATTGAATTTACTAAATCAGTACAGGCCCTTGCTGGAAACATTCATCAGTTATATCGGGATTTAACTGATGCCGAGGCAGCTAGCTCCATCGTCGACACAGACGGTGTGATGCACGGCGATGTTTACAGCAGAACTATCCGGAACAGACGGCGAAGAGTACCAAGGTTGGCCACAGAATTAGCAGATATCGCGAAGCTAAGATTCAACCCGCGCTGTACCCCGGATACATTGGAGAATCGTGTAGTCCTATATCGATATATTAGTGACTACGCTGTTGCAGCAAGACGACAGAAGGAGGACGGTTTCGAAAACGTCCGCACTCGTGATCTCAAGCATGTAGTGATGCATGCTATGGAACTGTACTTTATTCCAACGACAGACGAGCTAGAAGTCAAACCCTTGTATGCAACTAGGGAGTTCGATGCCAGGCGTGAGCTTGACGATCGAACTTCCGAACCTTCCCTATAGGGGTGCTTGATTCAGTGTTTGGGTATTTCCACACAGACGGCTGTTACGTTTTGGCGTGACGGTCTTCGGAAAGGTGAGGCCCTCACTATCACTGAAATCAGGCAGGGGAAGGAAAAGTCCAGAAGGTTCTTTAAATTCTGGCAAGGAGGAGGCGCTCGTTATGAGGTTCCCAACAATGATATGATGTCCGTGTTTCATGCCATTGTTGAGAGGGTTTTCTACGTGAAGCTCAATGGTCAATTCCAGCGACCACCAGAGTTCACTGCAAAGCGTTCCAGACTCAATAGAGTCAGGGACCGTTTGGTATCATTCATCGGGAAATTGAGCCCATGCACACCGCAAGAATTTTGTGGAAGGTATGGTGGCAACAAACGAAAGATGTACGAAACAGCAGCTGAGTCACTCAAGGAAACACCGCTTGTTTGGAAGGATTCGTGGATTCGATGTTTCACCAAGGCTGAATACATAAAGCCAGGTGGAACACCACGTCTCATCCAGCCAAGGTCACCGAGGTATAACGTTGCCTTAGGATGCTATCTCTCTCCAAATGAAAAGACCATTCTTCATGCTATCGACGACATGTTCAACGAGGACATATATGATGTGGATCACAAACTACCCACAATTGCAAAAGGACATAATTTTGCTCAACGTGGTGAGATCATTGAAGCCAAATGGAGTAGCTTTTCCGACCCGGTTTGTCTGGGATTGGATGCGGCACGCTTCGATCAGCACATTAATGAATCTCTATTGGGTTTTGAACACTCGATTTATACCTCAATTTTTAGTGGCGATCAGTTTCAAGTAGGCGGACAGAAACTATCAACACTGTTGAAGTGGCAGCGAAGAAATGTGGGAAGATGGAAAGGGATGGAAGGTAAGATAAGATATAAAACGCGTGGATGCAGGATGAGCGGGGACATGAATACCAGCTTAGGTAACATCCTCATTATGTCGTGTCTGTGGTACAGATTTATTCTCGATATACGTAAGCATATAGGGAACGATTTTAGAGCCCAGATATATAATGATGGAGATGATACTGTAGTTATTGTAGAAAGGAAGGATGCGGAATTTGTAGCTTCTTTGGTTGATGTATGGTTTAAAGAATTCGGAATTACGATGGAATTCGACGGAATCTACAACAGACTAGAGGAGATCATTTTCTGCCAGGCGAAGCCTGTCTACAACGGCAAAAGTTGGTATTTGTGTCCTAATCCCCACAAACGATGTTTCTCGGACCTAGTGACAATGAAAAATATTGGCAATGACGACAAGAACCACAAATTGTTCAACCTACAATTGGGGGCCATAGCTGCGTGCGGATTGGCTGCCAACGGGGGAACTCCCATTTTGCGTAATATGTATAGACGCATAGGAACAGGAGTTGAACTATTTGTGCCAGATAGAACCCACCACTTATGGAGGTTCCGTCAGGAACTAGTCGACGGTCTACAACCACATTTTTCAGAACCTACACTGGAACATCGAATCTCATTCATGCACGCATTTGACATCACTCCTACCGAACAGCGGTTGTTGGAGCAGTACTACGACAAGCTCCCCAAGTTGCAACCAGTTGTCAAGAAGTTGTACCCTGTTGGTATTCCGACCGGGCTCTCGTTACTTAAACCGATTTTAGAGTCCGTCTCCCCTCTCATGGGAGACGGCGTGTTGGCCGAATTGGCACGACCTCACCAACCCCCACCTGATCCTAGTGACCGTAGGGGAGCATTATCATCTTACACCCCCCTCCCAGCGGTCTTGGTAGATGAAATTTGCTCCTACCTGGAGACGGAGTGGTAGTGGGGCCAGCGAGCACCTGTTCTGCTCTGTGGATCTTGATTACGGCACCCCCCTGGCCTTGGCGGAAAGGAGGGGGGGTGAACGCTTTGTCCACACGGAGGAGTGGTATTGACCACAGACTGGATCATGAGTGCCTCCTAAAACATCGGTTTATGATTCACCGCCAACTGCCCGGTAGGATGGGGCTTCTACTTGGCTGAATAACGCCCTCGCAATACAACTAACAACAAACAACAACAACAACAACAACAACAACGAAAGCAGCAACGACAACAACCGAACAGGTTACAGCGAACGAACCAACCGGTATTTAGCGGGACTGCGAATGGAATACGCGTTAAGCATCGTGAGTATATCTCTAGCGTTAGCATCTCTAATGCTGGCTTTGAGGTATGGTCTGATGGGTCACCAGAATTAGGTAAATATTTAGTTTTGCCAGTCAATCCAGGGGATGGTGCTTTTACCCCTTGGTTACAGGCTATAGCTGCGAACTATGAGTATTACGAGTTCATGAATTTGAAACTCATGTATTCACCTTCTGTTTCCTCTTTCACATCTGGAGCAATTTTAATGTCTCCGGAATTCGACCCTCACAACGAGAGAACATCTCCTCCATCGATGCTTTCTGACTTCTTGAACAAACAGCATGCTGTCACAGGCAATGTCTGGAGTGAATTTGCTCTGAACATTCCTAAGAACAAGCTGGGAAAGAAACTAGTCAGACCCGAGCATTCTTTATCAGTATCCACAAGTCATCTCCGGCAAACTGATGTGGGACAAATTTACGTAGCACTTTATAACGTAGAGTCCAGTCAAAGTATACCATATGGAGAATTATTTGTTGAATACGATATTCTGCTCACTATTCCTAATCAGTCGAGCAATACAGTCAAACACTTCCACTACAGAACCGAGTCTCCTTCTCAAGCCCACACGGGTTTTCGAAATGGAGCTTTATTTGGTAATGAAGGAAATGCGGCAAAAGCTATAACGGATCCAGAATTCTTAGGAATTGGAACTGTTGGCGTGTCACACGAATACATACCAGGTGTAGGTCTGCAGAATGGAACCGCTTGCGACTGTACTCGAATGACCTTCAACGAACCATTTAAGGGGGTCATGAATATCGCAGCTAACACACACTCTGGTGCAATGCCCTCCTCGGCTGTCCCACAATTTGGACACCACCCCACAGATGGCATTGACTATGACGCTGAATACAAGCCAGCTTCCACACCCGAAACCACCGTCTCCCACTTAGTCAACTCTGGGGGATCAGGAGGATCTTCGTTGGGCTTGTGGAACATCGTGGCGAACGCTGGTGACATCCTAGACATTTTCTGGGACACACCTGGAACCTGGGGATTTGATGACATTATGTTAGGTTTAGCGGAAGTAGGTGAGCTACTACCGCTGTTATTATAACCATAGACCCGGCCGAATTTGGGAACAACGGCGATAGGTAAAGGAGTATCTGCATTATGCTCTTTACTAGAGGAGACCTGGGGATTGGAAACGGAGGATAGAAAGTGATACAAGGTTATCGGTGCGGAAATCGAGCCATGCGACAAATGTCGGTCACAGACTTACCCTTTTAATACCATGACACCACCTCTAGGGGACCCGTGGGTAGCAAGCGCTTCGAAGCTAGTGATCTAGTACTGCGCCCTGCCCTGATCTATTAATAACACAAGCGAGTTATCTGGTAACAGGCACAACTCCAAGGCTAAACTAACTACAACGTCACACACACAACACTCACCCTTCAGGAATTTCTCAATCCTGTCGAAGCACACGAGATCGAACTTGACCTAGGAACCAGTCAAGTTTTAAAATCTAGTTCCAATCACGACCATTGCACCGGTCACGCAATGCGGACGCTGGACACGACCCCCACG